ACTCTGTCTGATTCTGCATATGTGCTTTCAGATTTGTTTTGATAGTATCAAAGTCTAATTCTGTTACTTTTTTGATTGCCATTTATTTTATCCTATCGTTACATTGCTAGTGCCGACTAAAACATGGGCACAACTTGCTTTATTACCACTTACAGAAGGAATTTTTCCATTCATCACTACTCTACCAGTATTGCCTTCTACTATCGTGGCAGCCGCGTGTGGTGAAGAGCCATGAGATGCAACTAATGATCCTATACACACTACTGGTTGACCGTTAACTATTACATTAGTTGTTAATCCTGTTGTTACTCCTCCAGCAAGATTGCCATTAATCGCTACATTGGGCATTATCTTAATCTCTCTAATACTATTTCTAATTTCTGTTTATCTGCTATTCCAAGAATACTAAACAGAACAACAACATTATATCCATCTACTTTTTCATTTGCTTTAACATCTATTCTATGTGTAGTAACTCTTTTTTCGTAGTTTCCCAAGCATTGGGATAACAGTTTTGATATAACACCAGCACTGGCGCTATCAACTGGTTCAAAAAGCATCTCTCGCATTTGAGAGCCAAAACCAGGATTAAAGAGTCTTTCACCTATAGCAGTATAGATAATATTCTTCATACCCTGTTTTACAGCACCCACATCTACTTTTCTCCCTATGTCTTTAGAGATAGCATTTTTAGAAAAAGACAGATCGATGTCTTTATAAATTCTTGTTGCTTTAGTAGTAATGGCCATTTGACTATTTATAATAATCCATATTAATTGATACCATATTTAGCACCATCTAGACTATTTCCTAATCCTTTACCAGAACCAGGATCGTCTGGGTACTCAAAACTTAATACTAAATTTTTCAAGTCTTTGAAAGCCGCTTTTCTTCCCTCTTTCTTTAATAGTGATTTTGCTTCGATATTGACTTTCATATTTTCATTCATCTCACTATTGCCTCTACCACGCAGTTGTTTTTGTTTTACCATTCTACACTCGCCAGGAGTTTCAGCCCTTTCCTCACGAAACTCTGGCACTACACTACCGTCTGGTAACTCTTTCCCAGCATCTGCGTTCGGTTTTTTAACAACTGTTACTACCGGAGGATCACATTCTTCAACTTCAACTTCTTTCATGGTGGGTACCATGTCGCACAATCTATTAAGATCACCCTGTATATCTCTTAAAAGATTCGTTATATTTCTAGGATCTTTCAGGAGTTCAACATCAACATCTTTATACTTTTCTTTTAATTTATCGAACTCATTTGCGAATGCAATGCCATCTTGAGCCAAGTTTGCTAGATTCTTTATTTCTTCTGGTAAAGCCAATTTTAATTGACTTAAATCTGACAACAATGGAAATTCATCTTCCAACTTCTGTTTTATATCAGCGATATGCTTTGCTAATTCAGCATCAATTAAGGCAGGAATCTGATTGATCTTATTTTGTATTTTATTAATAACACCATCAATCTCATCTAGGAATCCACCTATACTATCTGCTAAATCTCCTAATGCTCCAAATTGACAATCCATCAGTTACTCCTAATTTAACTTAATAATACCAGCATTCATGCTTATCATTCCACCACCATTATCTTTAATCATTCCAGCATTCCTCGTAATTGATCCCGACATTTGCGTAATACGGGCAGAAGCCGCTTGCATGATAGAAGTAGAAGAATAATCAACAATAGGACCTGACAAATTCAGACGGGCTATTTTACCTGCAAATACTAATTCTGTTATTCCTACAGTATCTACTTGAGTCCATTTACCCATGGGCATACCAGGTGCCATCATTGGTTGAGGTATAATACCAACGCTTTCTATATCTCCAAATAATGCAGTTGAAGTGATATAAGCAGATTGCATAGATATAGTAGGAAAAGTAGTTCCTATAGGCAACTTTGATGTACCAAATTCTATATCACCTATAGTCTTTACTTTGAACGATCCATAATTAGTAATACCAGGAATTTCTGGTCTACCCAAAGGTGCACCTGTTGGTCCTGGAGGACCTTTTCTTGGATGTAATCCTACTGCGGGACTTACTATAACTTTATAATCTCCCATAACTTCAGAAATTTTACCAAATTTGTAAAGAGCCATTTCTTCTGAAATACTGCGAGTATATAAACCCTGAACTCTTAAAACATATTGTCCAGTTCCTTGATTTGCTTGAATAGTTTCCCATTTATTTCCAACTATTAATTGTGAATAGTCAGTCATTATTTCTCTTGTTTCGTTACCTTGAATCTTAGTTACAGCATTTCCTCTAACAGCAGTAAATAAATGACCATTAACATCTTCATACTTGTTACCCAAGACATTTAGATTATAATCACCATCAACAGTAATATTCCAATCTCCTTGAATAAGTATATTTTTATCTGATACTACAATCTCATAATCTTTACCAACAATCTTTACTGATCTAGAACCATCTGCAATAATTTCTTCATATGTTCCAGACTTATGATATTGATGAATTCTTTCAGCACCTGGTGTATCATCAACTTCAAACACATGTCCGCTTTCTGTTTCTCTGACATGATTGTAAGGATACTGTGATACTGATTCTGCAACTCCCTGTGGTAGTGGTTCTTCCCAATACTCTTCTGTATACTTGGGTTTTGGTGTAGCAGTCATACCAGGATGTGTTAAACTTGCTTCTTCTGTCTTATAAATCGTTGAAGTTGGAGCAGTTGCTTTAGGTATACCCTTATACTCAGCATCTATCTGCTCATCATTTAATCCGTCTTGCTTTCCTATTCTGTTCGCTCTCTTTGATTTCAAAGAGAAATGTTGTTCAGCCCATTTACTTCCCCTAGCAAGGCGAGAAGAATCTGGTTCGTCTAGACTATTATAACCCTGATCTTTGACATCTTTTAACTTAGTGGTGATAGTTTCTTCTTCATCTCCACCTTTAACAAAATTAGGATTATCAGTCTCTACATCTTCTAATACTGCTTTCTCAAAGGGCTTTGATTTATTTCTGGGGAATGTTTCGCTCTCATCATAAAATCCAACAGTCGATCTATCAAACTTAATCGGACCGCTATCATTAGATGGTAACATTGTCATAGCACCAAATGATCCCATGATTACGGGAATCTGTCCATCAGGACCATCAGCAAAAAATCCAACAACAGCAGATCCTTCTACAATACCAGTTGGTGAACTACCCACTCCTGAAATAGCGGCTGAAGTAACAGGTTGCATGGGAATAGCCCATGGCAAATCAGCAGTAGGCAATTTTACTTTATTTCTACTATGATAACCAAAAATACGGACCTGATATCTTCCCATCTTATCGGGATCATTTCTGTTTTCGACAATACCCTGCCACCATGTAAATTCTGGATATATGTTATTAGGCATTAGTCATCTCCAAACGAATCTCTAATCAACTCAAGTTTCATAGTATGATTTTGTGGTGTTATATTGTGAACTATTCCTGATATTGCATATAATCCAGAAACTGCTGGATCTAAAGTATCTTCTGAAGTTACACCAGATAGTTTTTCTCCTACGCTAGGATAATTAAGTCTTACCATATATCCCACCTGAACATCAGTTTTTCCAGGAACAGTTATAATAACTTTTAATCTTTTCTGTTCAGCAAGTCCGGTTCTTCTTAATGCACTCATTTCAAAATATTCCATATCATAACCAAAGTCATCAGAATCAAATAAATTAGATGCACCTATCTTTACTTGTTGTACTGCTTGGGGATTATAAATGGGTCTATCTGGTCCAGGTCGTTTGGGAGAAATATGTGCAAAATCTTCCCACTTTTTAGGTACCCTATTATTTGGATTTATATCTTCTAAATTTCCAACATAATCGAATATCATTTGATAGTTGAGTCTATTGACCATATCAATACCGATAGTGTTATTTCCATAATAACCAGTTCGTTGATTTTTTAACTCGTTAAAATGTTCCGCAAAACTGGAAGTAGAAGGAACACAATACTGTCTTGATATAAAAGGACTTATATAGTTATAACTTCCATATGTAAGTCTTTCTTCGTTCTGATTGAATTTTCCATCTAATGCTGGCATAAAGTTATATTCATCGTAAATCAAATTCTTGTTTTTCTGTGTTAAAACATAATCTGTTAATGTTCCAAAATAGAATTCTTCTCTTCGTTCAAAAAATAAAGCATTGGGTAAAACAGCCAGACCATTAACATCTGCCGGTTCTGTGTTTTTAGCAACAAAGTTTAATGTTTCTATAGCAGACCAATTATTAGCAACGAAAGCAAAATTGTTTGTTTTGTGGGGTTTTCCACCAATAACTAGATTAGTGCCAGCCGTGGGATTACCATCTCTATCATATATTCGAGGTTCGCTTAAAATCTCATTGTATATCTCAGCCGCTATTTCTTCAGTTGAACCTGAAAACTTTTTAGATAATCTTGTCGATACATCTTTTGCTCCTTCCAAAGATATAAAATTCAATTTAAAAAATTGTTGTCTATCACCTTGTTGTATTCTATCAGTAATAGAATATGCCATGAACGATCTATAAATCGCTTCACTATCTTCTAAGAAGGGACTTTTAATCTTCATGGTAACTATTTCTTTACCATAAAGTCTTAAATTACCAATAGCATTAGTTGAATCAGCAATACCCAGACTACCAGTAAGACACGCTTGTCCTATATTTTCGTATATTATGATCTGTTGGACAAAATTTGAGAGATTGAAATATCTCTTATCAGCCGTACGCAAATATATTTCTTCAATATTTACTGCGCCAACTGCCTCTGCATTGTCCTTTTGCTGGCCTTCATCTGCCATTTACTTTCTCACCGATCTCTTAAATTGATTTACAAACTCCACTAAATAGTCTTTCTTTAAAAGTTTAATACTTCTTTTCGCCTCGTTTAATCCCACTTCATAATCAAAATTGGATATCGATTTAATAGTACCCTCTGAAAGTTTAGTAGCATCGTAATCTACAGTAATACCAGATGCATCATTAAATTCATAATGATGTACCGTGTACAATCCATTTGTTCCATATTTTTTCGTACAATACTTAATCAAGTCATTAGAAGATAATGGCCATTCATGTATAGGATCAACTATATCATTAGCGACTATAATTACCCAATGATAATCAGGACTACCGTAAATAGCATTAGCAACTTCTTCTATTCTTTCTCCATCATCGATGTGATATGTATCAAGATATATGAATTTTTTAAACGATTCATTTGTTCCAACACGCCTAAAGATATCTGGATAGTTTAGATATTCTCCTTCTATCTCATATAACATTCTTGGAAACATTTTAAAAAACATTTTTCTCTCCTAATTATACCGTACTCTGATTAACTCAAAGATCCCTGATCTGAATTCATTATATCCCACTGGAATGTATTGTAGTTGGCTTGATCGAGTTTAGCCAGTTCTTCTTGCGACATTTCATCTGGTGTTATCGGAGTTAATCCCTCATCTACTTGTGCCGCGGTCACAGCATCTGGTCCCCACTCCTCGAAAAATGCACGATCAAGCAATTTAAGTTCTTGAAACTGTAATGTCATTTTTATTTCTGTTGGTGCACCAGAAGTGCCTTTAACAGTTGTTAATGTAGAATTTGCACCGTAATTAATGTCCATATTTGTCAAGGCACAATCAGCAATCTTTGTTAAGTATGTATTAGCCTTTCCTTTATACTGATATTCGATCTGAAACAAAGAAGGATAATGGAAGAATAATCCACTAGCGTCTTTTTCTGGATGCATGTGTCTTCTGAAAACATCCATAATCTTATATGCTTGAGCCATTTCACTTGGGTTCTTAGGAGCAAATACAAATGCATATGCGAACTTTCTAAAGTTCACTGATTTGAATAATTGTTCTTTATAAGGATTAGGTACTTTACCCGTATTAAGTTCAATAGCGGCATTCAAATTAAAATTAAATCCTAATGCTTGTGTAACACTCGATAGACCTGCTAGTTTTCTTCCCGCATATTCCATACCGGCATCACCTCTATCACTTGCTTTGGCTCCCGCGGCTATGGCTTCCATATTATTTAGAGTATCAGTAAATGTCTCTCCCAAAGCACCCGAATTGGCTGACCCAAGTAATGTTCCCAATTCTGTTTCAGACCAACTAGCACCATATACTTCTTGTGGTGCCTGAGGAGTATATAGTCGCATTACTTTTCCAGTCTTTAATACTGTATCCGTAGGAAATAAATATTCTCCTGCTTTTTCAAATGCTTCTTCTACTTTACCTAACGCATTCTTAGCACCGTCTGCAATTTCATCACTAGAGAATGCCGCATAAGCACCACCAATACCAAGAGCCCCTAACATAGTAGTAACAATGTTTCCACTCGTAACTGCATTAAAGGTTTTCTTGACAGCAACCACGCCGGCACCCGCGGCCATAAAACTACCGGCAGTTTTCATAACAGCCGCAGTTCCACCCTTTTCTGCGGACAATGTTGAACCCGAATTAGTAACTTCTACTCCAGCATTATCCGCATTTAATCCTGATTTTAATCCAGCAGAGGATCTTCCTTTTTCTCTAACTAAAAGCGTGAATAAAATAGAATGTGGAAATCTTTCTGAAGGATCATCTTCTCCACTCATAACATCTTGAGGAAATTGTAGATATAAGTCAGTACTTCTATCGGCCACAACAGAAGTTTGATCATTATTACTACCTGCCGAGCCTGGGTTCTCTCCTACAATCTCTTCTTTTGTGGTTTCGTTTGTCATTAGAATAAATACCTATGAATTGTAATTAATTTCTTATTTATCTTATTTATATGACTTACACAAAAGAACTACA